CGCATGCAATACTCGACAGGGGGTGGCGGTAGTCCAGCAACCACCGCGTGGTCTTCCTGGCCTCGACAGGACTTGTCTGCAGGTAATCCTGGCGGACCAGCAGTTCTTGTCCCTCACTAAGGGTGACGGGCAGCGAGATGCGTGACGGCTCCGTCGACGGCAACAGTGCAGCTTCGTTTCCGGGCACTGTGATGCGGATCGAGGCCCGTCGCTCCGCAAGTGGCGCCAGCACGTAGTAGAACAGGGTCCGGATCAGGAGGGGCGTGAGGATGATCGCCAGCAGTGTCAGCAGCGCGCAGCGCGCCTGGCGTGCCAGTTCATAGCGTTCGGCAAGGACGCCGAGCCCTTCGTTCGCTGCATCGAGTTGGGTCTTGAGTTGGGTCTTGAGCTGGACCTGCCGTTCCTCATTCTGCCGTTCGAGTTCCTCGAGCGTTTTCAAGTTGGCCGCGACCGCCGTATTGATCGTGGCCGTTCCATTTTCCAATGCCTTGCGGGTGGAGGCAATGCGAGACTGGATCTTCTGCTGGTCATCCCTCGCCTTTTTGTATGAAAGGCAGGCTGTGGTTTTCGCCGCCACCAGCTTGCGGCGTTCCCCGAGAACCCGGCGGATGAAGCGATCGGCAGGCCACTTCTTGTCGAACGCCTGAAGGTTGTTGGTTGCTCTGCTGCAATTCTTCTCGAGCTTTTTGAGCGAATTTGTCGCATCCGCCAGCTGCGACTTGAGTTCCTCGATACGGGTTAGAGTTGGCCCGTTGCCTCGGGCAATGGCGGTGCTTTCCTCGAGGAAGGTAAGCTGCTTTTCGAGGCGCGCGAGATTGATTTCGTCGAGAGCGGTCTGCTTGAGGGCTTCGGTGTCACGCGCGAGCAGCTGCCGCGTTACCTCGAAGTCAGACGGCAGCGTCTTGCGCACCTCTGCTATAGCTTTCTCGGTCCGTGCTTTTTCGCGCTGCAACTTGTCGATCGACGCGCCGCGCATGCTGTCCTGGTATTTTTTTAGTTTGCTCGCCGCAGCATTGGCTATCGTTTCAGCCTCCTTGCGGACCGCGGCAACCTCGGTCTTTGTCTTTTCGATAGACGCGATCTCGGCGGCGATGGCGCTACTCTGGACCTGTTCGCTGGTTTGGCTTTGAGACCAGACTGTATGAGCAATCAGTGCCGCGGTGATGAGCAAGAAAAGGAGGGCATTGCGAAAGACCCAGCCGAAGATGGCCTTGACTGCGCTCATGTCCCCCATTGCCCTCCATTGCCACTTCGCGCGAAATGCCCGGCAGGTCGCGCATCAGCGAACGTGAGCCGCCCGTTGATCAAAGATTGCAGCGGTTGGGGCAAGCTGTCTAGGATGCTGCGATGTGAGGTCGAGCATTTCTGAAGTCAGTGCAGGGGCCGCCAGCTGAATGTCGGCTTTTCGCGCCAGTCCACTGTTCGCGGCCGACCTGGCTGCGAGCGATCGGGCTGGCCCTTGCAGGCTTGTGGTCAGAGCAACGAAAAAGTTCGAGTCACTGCGTGGGGCACCAAACCGTAATCCCTGAATTGCAAGGACTTTTCTTTTCCGAGACGTGCCGAGAAAGCGCGCAGTTCTGCGCCTTTCCGGGCCTCCAAACACCCACAAGTGTGTCAGAGACGTCTTTCCGAGCCCTATGCTATCTCGAATTCTCGGCCGGTTCTCTGCCCCCAAAAAGCTGACCGCAAGTCACCGCAGCGTGTGGCGAGACCATACAGCCAAACCGCACTGGGACTCTGTGCTTGGGCTTGGCTCGTTCTAGCCGCTCAGCTTCGCGCCACTGCATCCGGCGCTGCCAAGCTCGATCCAGCTAGCTAACCTGATGCAGACCGCCCCCGATGTTCAGTCAAATCGTGACTGTTTCATTCGGGCCGTCCTTGGCAAGTCATGCTTCTTCACGAGGAGAAGTCGAATGGCGGAGGATATTCAGTCACTAAAACGATGTGCTATTTACACTCGGAAAAGCACGAACGGCCTACTCGACCGGGACGTCAATTCTCTGACAACACAGCGTGAGATTTGCTCGGCTTACATCAAGAGCCAGCAATACCGCGGCTGGGTTGAATTGCCTCAGCCTTATGATGACGGAGGCCATTCTGGAAGTGGCCTGGAGCGTCCGGCACTTTCCCAACTTATGCAGGACATCGAGGCAGGCGAGGTGGATGCGATCATTGTCTATAAGATTGATCGGCTCACAAGGAGCCTGCTCGACTTCGTCCGGTTGATCGAGATCTTTGATCGCCAGGGGATCGCTCTGGTCTCCATCACGCAAGCGTTCGATACTTCAGACAGCATGGGTCGATTGATCCTCAACATCCTGCTCACATTTTCGCAATTTGAGCGCGAGCTTATTGCTGAGCGTGTTCGCGATAGCATTCGCACTCGCAAGCGGCACGGCAAGGTCCATGGAGGGATGGCTCCATTCGGCTATGTGTCGACTGCTGACGGCCTTCAGCTGGTCGAAGCCGAGGCAGAAATCGTCCGGTTCATCTTCGATGAATTCCTACGAACTCAACGCTATACCGCCGTGATGAAGGCCGTTCGTGATGCTGGCCTCATCAGCTCGGTCAAATTTTCCAAGCGCGGAGTACCCAGAGGGGGCACGCCCCTGGGGCCAGGGATGGTCTACAACATCATCCGAAGCCCCATATACGTTGGCGAGATCCAAGGGCACGACCACACTTACCCCGGCGCGCACGAGTCGATAATTTCGCGCGAGACTTGGGAAGCCGCGCAGGCGTTGAGCGAGGCGCGCTCGCGCAAGACCCCGCACGCCAAAGAGACCAATCACTTCCTGGCCGGACTACTGTGGGACGATCTGGGGCGGCACATGTACCTCGAGGTCGATTGGCACCGCGGGCATCCCTACTATTGCTACGCATCCAGCAACGCGACGTGGTCCCAGGTGGAAATCCGGCGGGCATACCGCAGCAACGCAGAGCGCCTCGAGAAGTTGATCCTAGCCTCCGTTGCCGAGTTCCTTTGCGATCGAGGTAAGTTGCGCGCTGCACTCAAAAGCCTCGGCGTTTTCGGTGACGAGCTCAACAAGCTTGCTGCACTGGGCAAGTCTGCAGCTGAGCGCCTGGAAGCCGCACCCTTAGAATGGATGGAGGAGCTGTTTGCAGCATTGCTGATCGGCATCGAAGTGGGGGAGGAGCGCTTGTTGATTATCTTCCGCTCCGTCGAATTGCGCCGGTTTATTCAGTGGAATTGCAAGACCCCGTTCCGCGGGCGGCAAGCTGATTGGCCTTGCAGCGATGCCCGATACACGCTCGATCTCCATGTGTGTGCGATCTCGGCCGAGCGATGGCCCATCATGCCTCTCAAACCTCGCGATGCCTCATCATTGGCGGCGCCCGACAAGAAGCTGATTGGCCTCATCAAGGCCGCACGCGATGCACAGCGGCTGGTCGAAGAGCAGCGCGATTGCTCGGTCGAAGATCTTGCTCGCCAACTGGATTGCCGGCCGGCCCATTTCACCAGGCTGATCAGGCTGAATTATCTAGCGCCCGACATCGTTACGGCAATCTTCGATGGCTCGCAGCCAGCCACCCTCACGCGGGACACCCTGCTCAAGGCAAATCTGCCGACCGACTGGGCATTGCAGCGCAGGCTCCTCGGGTTCGCCAAGCTCGAGCGGCCGCTCCCGCCTCGGCAATTGTTTGGTCGCGGGATGTGGCCGGCGAAGAACCAACAGAGCTCGAGGTAGTTACAGCGTGCCTCGACATGCAGTCATCGAACATCTCCAACTCAAGAGACAAAACCTAAGGAGCCTCGGCGCGAGCCGTCCGAGCCCACATTCCCCTCTGAAACGGGCCAAATCGGGCTTGTTGTCAAACAGAGCAAAAAGTTCGAGTCACTGCGTGGGCACCAGACAGTCTCTCCCGAAATCGATATCTTGCCTTCGGGCACACCGCGCCGCGAGAATGGCGCAGTTCTGCGGGATCTCGGCAGAGGTTGGCGCTAGCAGTGTGTCAGAGCACGCAAGAAGAGCCGGATCTCCCGGCCCTTCTCTCCCCATTTCTCTGTGCGGGAAAAACAGACCGCAGGCGCGGCCGCACAACGTTAGATGGCGAAACCGAGCATCCGCTCCTGCGCCCGCCAGCAGGTCGGCAGGTCCGCTTCCAGCAGCGCGCGACGATCGAGGCGGGCGGGCTGAAGACCATCAATGATCGCTGCGATGATGCGCGGGCTGAGCCATGACAGCCGGAACAGCTTGCCAAGCTGCGTGCGGCACCGCCCCTCGCGCTTGCCCAGCTGGTTGAGGCTGAGATCGGGCGAGGCGAGCACCAGCTCGCGGACCTCCATCGCCTCGGCGATCAGGCTGACCAGCTTGCGATCAGTCCGGTCAGTCGGTGCGGTCTGATCGATCCGCAGCTTCAACTCGCGGAAGGGCTTGCGTTCTGGGAGCGGCAGGTCGAGCGATGCCTCGCCGTCTGACCCGAGCGGCGCCAGGTTGATGCTGACGCGCAAGCCGGTCGAGCCGATGGCGATGCTGGCGATCAACGACCGGACCGTTTCGTCACGAGTGGATGGGTGAGCCAGCTCCAGACGGCGAAGCCGCGTTGCGTCGAACAGTGTTGTCAGCTGTTGCGCGCCATTCAGACCCGAGAGGCGGCGCAGCGCATGCTCATCATCCAGCAGGTTGGTCAGGTGGCTGATGATGTGCCGCTCGATGCTGGACTGCGCGATCCGGGTTGGCGCGGCGGCGCCCGGCTTGGCCGCGATGTCCTTGCGGGTCTCGTAGTAGGCATACCGGCGCGTTCCCTTCTTCGTGTAGGTCGGCACCATCGGTCGCCCTTCCGGATCGGCCAGCAACCCGCGCAGCATCGCTTCCTGCGGATCGTTGCTCGTGCGCTTGCGCGGCGGCGCCTTCTGCTGCAGCCGCGCCTGCACCGCATCCCACAGTTCCTCGTCGACGATCGCTTCGTGCTCGCCATCGTAGACCTTGCCCTTGTGCACGATCCTGCCGCGGTAGATCGGGTTGGCGAGCAGGTGGAACAGGCTCCCGCGCCTGAACGGGATGCCGCCACGGTGCGGCCCGCTGGCACGGTGCTGGATCTTGGTCCGGATCCCTTCCACCTCCAGTTCGGCGATCAGCTGGTTGGCCGAGATCGAGGCGATGTAGCGGCGCATGATCTCCCTCACCCGTTCGGCCTCTGCGGGGACCGGCACCAGCTTGCGTTCGATCACCTGATAGCCGAGCGGCACCGGCCCACCCATCCACAGGCCCTTCTTCTTGGAGGCTGCGATCTTGTCGCGGATCCGCTCGCCGGTGACCTCGCGCTCGAACTGGGCGAAGCTGAGCAGCACGTTGAGGGTCAGACGTCCCATGCTGGTGGTGGTGTTGAACGCCTGCGTGACGCTGACGAAGCTGGCCTGCTTCGCATCCAGCCGCTCGACGATCTTGGCGAAGTCAGCGAGGCTGCGCGTCAGCCGGTCGACCTTGTAGACGACGATCACATCCACCAGCCCGGCATCTATATCGGCGAGCAGTGCCCTGAGACCGGGACGATCAATGTTGCCGCCCGAGAACCCGCCATCATCATAGTGGTTCGGGACCAGCGACCAGCCCTCATGGCGCTGGCTCAGGATATAGGCCTCGCAGGCCTCGCGCTGGGCATCGAGGCTGTTGAACTCCTGTTCCAGACCATCCTCAGTCGACTTGCGGGTGTAGACTGCGCAGCGCAGCGGCTTCATGCGGCGTCTCCGGTGAGGCCGAAGAACGCGGGTCCGTTGCGGTGCGAGTCGGTGATAGCCTTGGCGATCGCGGTTAACGACCGCCATGTGCGGCCGTCGTATTCGAAGCCCTCGTCCATAACGACGACGGTGTGACCAACCCCGTGCCAGTCCCGGACCAGCCGCGTACCGGGCGTGAGGCGGCGCTGCGGTGCCGCCGTCACATTGTCCTGACGGGCTACCGCGATCGCCTGCCGCAGCAGCCGCTTGCTCTCGCGGCTGAGCCCGCCCTGCCTCTTCTCCTGCAGCCAGTAGGCGATGCCGAGCCGGAGCAGGTCCGGTGTCACCGAAGGTGCGGGCGCGCCATGACAGCGCGCCCACTCCTCCTTCAGCTCGGCCGGCCCGAGTTCATCGAGCCGCTCGAGGGTCATCAATGCCCGTCGGCCCATCAGTTGCCCTCCGCCTCGGCTTGCTCCGTGGCGTGGGATGGTTCTTGCCGCTGGTCCGGAGCGATCAGGTAGATCGACTTGCCGTCCTTGGCGCTCGCCCGGATCACCTCCCTGCCCTTCTTCCTCAGGCCGGTCAGGAAGGCACGGCAGGTGTGCGGCTTCCAGCCGGTTGCCTCGCACAGGGCCTCAAGGCTCGCGCCGCCCTCGCGGGTGAGCAGTGCCTCGAAGATCGACGCCTTTGTCTGGCGCGGCTGCTCAGGTAACGCCTCGCTTGCATCACTGGCAGCCGGCGGGTTCGCGGGCGCGACGTTGCGCGCCTTCCTGTTGCTGGCGGCCAACGACGGAGGCGTGGCGGGCTTCTTATCAGCGTCTGAGAGTGCCGTCAGATGCGTCCTGGAAGGCTTCGGGGCGTTGACCGGATCGGCGCTTTCGGTGGCGGGTGCTGCATCGGCGGCTGCAGTGTTCGAGTTCGTCATCGGTGGTTCTCCTGGTGGGAGCAGCGACGACCGCTGCTCTCACCAGGAGAAGCCCCGATGCGCCCGCGGCGTCGGGGATGCGGCTGCTCGGCGGCCGCGATTCAGTAACAACACCATTGCTTGCGGTGCGGAAGAAGTCGAAGGGAATGTCATTTGCGGACGACTGGGTCTGGGACGTTGCTGCCGTTCGCAGGCGACATGTCGGATGGCGCCTCCTGCCAGTAACGGACATCCGGCATTTCCGATTCGGTCGACGAAGGAGGCAACGCGGAAACCGAAATGATAGCTTCTGGATTCGTTTAAAATAGTCAGTCGTTGCCACCACTCATGCCGCGAGTAGCTCGTCCTCACTTGATAGCAGTTTCGGGTCATAGACTGTATCGGTTCGGAAGGAGAAGAAGGCATTGATCGCCTGTCCGTTCCACATATACTTAAAGTGCTCGCCCTGGATCGGCCGTCCAAGGCACTCC